TTATCACCGGTAAGAATCTGAAGGTAAAAGTTACGGATTGCTTGTTCTTCAGTCACGAAGTACTTTTCTTCTCTGACGAAGTTATAATGATTACCACGAATCATGTTAAGGTCTTTGTCAATACTGACAATGATTGTCTCTTCTGGCTCATGGCGATAGGCTTCAATACCAATCGCATCATCTGCTTCCATTCCTTCTATTACTTCAAATCCCCACGCTCTTTCCATGTATTCACGAAGCAACTGAAAATGATACGGCTTCGCTGCAACACGATTACCTTTGTAGGGTGCAGTGACAGCAATCTCATTTCTGAAATTACCGCCACCGGTTAAATAACCCCACACTTCATCGATGTTCAATTCTGTATAGAGATTGTCCAAGAATTCAGATAGACGAGCTAACGCAAATTCTGCCGGGTCTCCTTCCGACGCAAAACCAAATCGGTATACAAGAATATCAGCATCGACTAAGGCTTTCATAGTGGAATGTCGTCCTCTTCTTCAACGGCTTGGTCAGCGTTGTACACTTGCAAGTCGGTGATGATGATTTTGACTAAAGATGGAGAAACGCCTTTCTTGTTCTTCCAGCTCCACTCGTACGGCTTAATTAACGCAACTGCTTTCGATCCGTTACCGACAGCATCTGTGATCTCATTGCCAGCCTTATCAACAGGCTTGATCTCGTAGTTGCTCTTAGCGGTAATAAACCAACCTTTCTCAGGCTTGTCTTCACGATTGCGTGGCTCTAAACCAGCATCGGTCAACGCCTTTACAGCATTCTCGCTGAGATTCGTCAAGTCTACTTGGTACTTACCTGACATCTCATTCTTTTTAGTAAAGAAAGCCCATTGGACTTCTGCTTCAAACTTCACTGGCTTTTCTAAATTTGCCATAATAACTCCTTGTTATACTGCGGTTAATAAATACAGCTTAGTGATGCCTTCCGGAGAAGGACTTCATTTCATCGATCCCATCCATTGTTTCTTCGACAATGCCATCTGCGGCTGCAATCAAGCAGTCTAGCGTTGTTTCCAAATCAACGGAGGTTCCGATAGAAAAGGTGCGATCAGCGTACAAGGTAATGATGATTTCGCCTTCAACTTCTTTATCTTTCAGTGCGTCTCTTTCCATGTATCACCTATCTTATATTCGCCTGTTAAGGGGCAATTCATTTTAAACTCAACACCAGCATCAGCAATCGCTTGCGTACCGGCTTTCCCGACTTCTTCTGCATAGTTTACCGGAACTTCAATTTGCCATTCATCATGCACATTAGCTACTAATTTAAACGGTATTTTACGATTTGTCAAGTCTTTATATAATAAAATTAACGCTTTCTTCATTACTATCGCACCAGCGCCCTGCAGTAGCGTGTTGAGCGCCGAATGCTCCGAGCGAACGAGTAACTTGCGTCCGTCAAGACCGAGTAGGACTCCCCTCGCAGCAAACGCTTTAGCCACTCTTTCTCTGAGTTTTTCGAGTTTCGGCGTGTTGCGTAGAAAATTAGTAATGAGCTTTTGTCCCTCTTTCGCTGAGCCTCCAACAACCGTCCCGATCTTGGCAGCTCCTGCGCCATAGAGAAATGCGTAGATAAAAGTCTTAGCTTGATTCCTTGTTTCAAGACCTGCCGCTTTTTGATTGGCTGTGTGTATGTCGCCGGATACAACTTCATTCGTATATGCATTATCATTCATGTAGTGCGCCAGCATCCGCAACTCTAAACCGCTTGCATCGATACCAACTAACTTACATCCTTTCTCAACTGTCCAAAGATTACGACATTCAGGTCCATAAATTGCAGTAGAGTTTGGAACCTGCGCCATGTTCGGTTTAATGTGCGTCATTCTCCCAGTAACGGTGCCATTGCTGATAACACGACCATGCACACGACCATCAACCTGTACTGCCTCGATCCAGCTTTCTACCTGAGAGATACGCTTTTGTAGCATTAAGTATTCTGCGATGGCTTTCGCTTCGGGGATGTCGCTGCCTTCGAGCGTGGTTTCGTCAACGATTGGGGAGTTTGTTTTCTCGGTGAACTTGCTCGGCTTCCAGCCTTTTTCGATGAGCCTTTCGGCGATTTGCTTGCGACTTCCGGGATTGAAGTCTTCCACGATGTCGGGAAGGGATCTACCGGTGGTTTTGTGGGTGCGTCCAGTAGTGACTTTGGCAGGAAAAATGCTTTGCATCGCAACTGTAATAGCATCCAGCTTAGTTTTAAATTCAGCCAATAGTTGCATAGCAGACGGTTCATCGAGCTTAAAACCGTTTCGTTCTTGACCTGCAATGATTGCTTGTATTTCATGTTCTAACTCCTGTGATTGTGTTGAAAATTCCTGACGCTTTAATTCATACTTCAAATAATTGTAAATAGTATGCAATACTTCCACATCCTGCTTACAGTATTCAATCATCTCATCCAATGATTGTGTTTGTAAATCAAAATCATTAAACTCACTTTTCTGGATTCCCAGCATCATTCCTAGATTCGCTAGACCGTGACCGCCGGGCAGACTTGGGTTTAGTAAGCGACTTAGAACTAATGTATCTTCGACTCTCTTCAATGTGATCTGACATTTCCATAACTTTCTGAGTAAGTGAAAGTCGAATGCTATCCCATTGTGAGCCACTATCAAACTCGCTTCCTTTATGTACTCCGACAAGCCTTTTGCTTCTTTCCATATCTTTACCTCGTTTGTGTCTAAATCTTTAGTAACAACGCACCAAATCTTGCTGTGATCTAATGTGGTTTCGATGTCAAGTAATAATCTCATAGAATTATCTTACTCTATAAGATAGTGTTTTGTCAACAAATATTAAATTAGAACCACATCGAATAATCGGATCATAGCCAACACCGGTCATTAACGATCTAATATCTTCTTCGCTATAGGGTTGCAACTCCACACAGATTACTTTAAATGGGTGTAAACAATAATTAATGCTCTGCAATACTTCGTAATCCATGCCTTCAATATCAATTGTCAGAAAGTCCGGTGTGCGTTTGTGTTTAAGGATTTGGTCAATTGTAAAGATTGGTAGTTCTTTGACATCGGTAATGGAGAACTGCGGATAATCCATCACAAATCCCTCAGCCACCTCTTTAAGGAAGCTATTTCGTCCAGATTCGCTATCAATCATGTAAAATTCACGGAATTCTGACTGAATACCCACACCAACATTAAGGTTAATATCCTGTGGTCGTTGCTCTAGGAATGCTTTATATAAATTAGGATTTGGCTCAACATTAATACCCCTACTGCCGTTGTCATAGAACAGCTTAGTATTACTAATCCGTTCCGGATGGTGCGCTCCCACATCCAAGTATGAAGGAGTAGCAATACCGAGACTGTGAAAGATAGCCCGAATAATAATATCATCTCCATGTTGAGCATAAGTCGTATCTCCAAATAGTTGATCAGGATGTGCCATTAGTGTCTACTCTGCGTTGCTGTTATTAATTGATGCCTCAGTGCTTGCATTTCCGCCAGCGCCATTGTCAGTTCCATGTTCAGTTTGATATTCTGATCCTGTAGATCGCTTATCTGCTTTAGAAGGTCTTTTTCGCAATGCGCTCGGTCTTCCGTTGTCCATGTTGTCATTTGATTCCTCCATTTCCATAGGTTGTTCCAATTGAATAGGTTCAGTGGTGGACACTTCCACACCATTTTCTAACTCCTCAATATACTGTTCTAATAATTGAATGTATTGCTTTTGTTTCTCTAGTTCGTCAATACATCCCCGTGCTAATTCAAATACTCGTTTGCTTACATCATCCACGAAATCATTCCTGATATATAAAACACGACTGCTACTAACTCGACAATCAACAAAGGATCATCCCGTTGTTTCCATCCCGCCCAAGCCCACATCGCACTGCCTACCCCGCTTAATACAATGTTTATAGGGTAGATATTAAAACTTGTCAGTGCAATGCCGATTAAGCAAAGGCAGGTTGCAAACCATTTAAAAGCCAGCATAGTCTGTTTCGATCAGTTCGACCTGTTGATCTGAGAACTCATAATCCTCTTCCTTAACATGGTCTAAATTGTCAAAGCATTCTTCTTCAGAGTTGCCGTAAGTGGTGACATAGTAAGTACGGGTAATCTCAAATCGTGCTGAAAGTTCTCTACTCATCATTCCTCCATTTGTCAATAGTTAAGTCTAATGCAGTGCCATCAAGCCATTCCCATGTTGCCATCTTGTTATCGCATATTACCACAATCGGCGCATAAGCCCCCGGAGGAACATCCCACGCAGAATTGCGTAGCCAAAGATAGCGTTCAGCGTGGTTGAAGATTTCTTTATTATCCTGAATCCGGCTAAAGACATCTTTATTAAGTTCACGCAATCGCTCAATCTCATTGCATAGATCAGTGATGATTTTACGAGTAACATGGTAATCGTCAGTCTTAGCGTACTTCAATGCCTTTTCTAGTAAATCATCTTTCATATTGTTTCCTGTATCTCTAACATTCTGCCTGTTGATGGATTGTATAGCAAATCACCAGCACCGCCAGTGTAACCGCTAAAGCGATTCTTTAAAACCCTAACATGAGTAGTGTTTCTCTCAGTCATATCAGTCGCCTGTCCATTGCGTTCAAGACCGATTACGATGTCAGATAACTGTGCAATCGATCCAGAGCCACGCAGTTGCGCCAAAGAAGTAACAGCGCCTTCCTCGTGACCTTTACTATCAGGACGCTTTAAGTGCGACACACATAACAGACTAATCCCTGTTTCTTGCACCAACATCCGCAAGCGTGTCATAATCGCATCCAAAGCCTTTCGTTCATCCCCAACATCACCCCCGCTAACAATGATACTAATGTGATCCAAGACCACATAGCCACAGTTAAGTCCTTTTGCCATGTAACGGACACGATTAACAATGTTATCAAGATTACTACTTCCAAAATGATCAAAGAGATAAAGGCGGTCAGTGCCAAGTGTTCGATTAAATCCATCTTTGAGTTCCTCCTCAGTTACATCCACATCAGGTAAGTGAATGGGTTTGTTCAATGCCAAAGACATCAGCGATCTAGCAGTTTTCCTAACGCCTTCTTCCAAGAACATCATCCCGATATTGTCCTCGGTCTTGCTCAGAATATGCCACACAATCTCACGCAAGAACTGTGATTTGCCTAATCCTGATCCGGCAGTAATCATAACTAACTCGCCTTTACGAATGCCGTAGGTTAGTTTGTTTATACCAGAATAGGGATAATCTACTTCTGCTTTGTCAATCGGTTTAGATACGACATCCCATAGCGTAGAGCCTTGGATGATCCCGTCAGGAACATACTGCTCTGATCTCCACCAATCATCAACGAACTCCTTATCTGCCTTGATCTTGAGATAATCCGATGCGTCTTTGAGTCCTGTTCGCATCTTCATCATCTTGACTTTGCCGCCGAATAACTCAGCAACAGACTGCATTGCTTTTTGACCGGCTTCGTCACCATCAAAGCATAAGACAATGTTCTCGAATGAATCGATGTATTCGTATTGCGCCTTACAGTCCCTCAAAGCAGCCGATGCGCCATTGCGAATTGATACCACCGGATACTTAGCGCCCATCATCTGAAACGCTGATAGTGCGTCTAATTCACCCTCGCAGATCGTCAAGAATCTACCGCCTTTAGGGAAACAGTTTTGACCAAATAACAGCGTAGAGCTAAACTCACCAGCAATCGAGAATGATTTAGAACTAATGAGCCTAATCTTAATAGCAGATAGCACACCATCATTATCAAAGTAAGGGTAATAATGCTTGTTAACATCTTGTTTTACTCCATATTTCAGGCAAACAGCCGAAGAAATACCACGATCACTGATAGCACCAGAAGTAGCATTGTCATAGAATTGCAAGTCCTTATTCATAGGTTTAATTTCTCTTGTTGATATTTCACCGGCTTGATCGACATAGGTCAAACAGACATGGCAATAGGTGTGTCCATCGTCATACAGACTGTTGCCATCGCTTGATCCACACCGATCACAGCCAATGTGTTTAATAAACTTACTTTGCTTTTCAGCCAGCATTCTTTTTCTTACCTTTCTTGGTTTCTGTTTCTTGTGCATCAATATGAGAATCCATCGCTAATGCTGAAATCATAGCAATTTGTTCTTTATAGTGTTTAACTGTGTCGTGGAGAAACCACATGGTTCCGCTAGTGAGATCATCAGGATCAGCCGATGCCAATGTTTCTAATACAGCCGTAAACGATTGCATCTGAAATTCTAATGTATCTAACGCATTGCTTAAATCATAATACTGTGTCATAAATCCTCCTA